CCTATGACCGAGCTATTACGAGTGGCTAGGATTGACTCTGCTGTGTATTTCACAGTACCAGACGGCAAGACTGCCGGACTAGCAGGAGTCGGGGAAGATGGTGCAATTTGGATGTTATGCACTCCAGCTATTCACCATTATCCCATTACATTTGCGAGAGAAGCGAAGCGGTTTGTCGATAGCCGTGATGAACCTCTTTTGTGGAACATCGTAGACTGTAGAAATACAGTACATTTAAAACTATTAAAGTTTTTAGGTTTCAAGTTTTTACGTAAGTTCAAACATGGACCAAACAATTTACAATTTATAGAATTTTGCCGTGTGTGCACCAGATCCTAATGCAGGTAGACGTGAAGCCGCTAAGATGAAAAATCAAGAGCGGATAAGCAAATACTATGCAGACTCCATTAAACAATGGAATAGAGAAACAGATTATAAACAAAACATAGCAACAATCAAAGGTCTAGGTGCATCACGTACCCGTAGTGACTTTGATATGTTTGCCTTACAGCAGCAAGGTACAGGCTTACTAGCTAAACAAGAAGCTGCTAAAAAATTTGCCATTACCCAAAGAGTAAATGAAGGTGGCAGATCTAGAAGGTTTGGTAGGAATAAAATGGCTGACTATCTAAATAAGGTAGCTGCTATAGATCGTCAAGAATATGCACTTGCTACTGTAGGAGAAGCTACTGCTGAAACAGGTAGAGAAAGAAGACGACAAGCTATGATAGATAAACAAAACCAAGCTCTCGGTGGAGATCCACAATTTGGTATGCCAACTATGGACCCCGGTTCAGACACAGCTGGTCAAATAATGAATAGCATTAGTTTTGGTTTGAATGTAGCTACTGGTGTCGCTGCTATAAGTGATAAAAGAGTAAAAGATAACATAGATCGTGTAGGTACATCACCTAAAGGTTATGGTATCTTTGAATGGAACTATCGAGGAGAATCACCTGATGAAAGGTATAGAGGAGTTATAGCTCAGGATGTTGTTAAACAAAACCCCATGGCTGTTACTATTCTAGAAAATGGATTACTCGGTGTATACTATGATAAACTTGATGTTGAGTTGGAGGCTGTCTAATGGCTACATTACCTAATAATAAATTTTTCAACATATCAGATACTAATTTTCTTGATGTAGGCTTCGGTGCTTCTGACTCTGTGGGTCGGGACATTGATAGCCTAACCAGAAGTAATTCTGAGATGTTTCAGATGTATGGTCAGCAAGCTATTGCTATGGCTAATCAACGATCTTCTAACTTTCAAAAGTTTGGTTCTTTGTTTAAAGAGGCTGCTACTGCTAAAGATGCAATAGAGAAGTGGAGAATGGCTAGCGAAGATGATGACTATGGTAAACCTAAGAAAGATGGCGAAAAAGATAAAGAAGAAGGTGAGGGAAAGGAGCCAAAAGATGATGACGATGAGGAATCAAAAAAGGGTAAAGAAAGATATGACGGAATAAAAAAGGAAAAAGATAAAGAGGACAAGAAGAGAAAAGAGCATATTGACTTAAAAAGAACAGAAGCCCAGATAAATCACACCGCAATTACAAATG